TGGACGAGCGGAAAGTCGGTCAACAGCGTCAAATCCAGACCTGGCAATAGCATTGTCACGAACACGTTTCTCATCCTTATTGGATGGTTTTCCAACGTGAAGGTTTATTTGGCGAGCATCAAGTGTGGACTGATCGCCACGGCCAAGAACGGACGCCACAAAACCAGCTTTTGCAGTGCCAATCCCACGCAATCCGTTTGCAAACTCGCGCCACTCTGCAATAGGGCTGTTGCCTGACAGCGCCCTCTTCACCATGTCAGAAACGGCTTGGTGCTTGTCATGCAAATTATTTGCGGCCCACGGCAAAGCATCCCTTTCGGTATCCAACCCAAACGGTTTCATCACACCTTGCGCATGTTCAACAGCTTCTTGATTGACTTTGCCCATCTCAGCAGCATCAAGGTAGCGTTGCCCCATTGGCGACTTCAGCCACTCGGCCATTGCCCCTTCTGGCCTAATGCTGCCAGTGGCGCTCTGCGGCAATATAAGGCCAGACGCACGTAATTTATCAACGTTCTGGGAACGCCGCTGAATGCTTGCCCGTGTAATGGCGTAGGCCTTGATCAATTCGCGCGGGGAAAGTCCAGTTGTTGCGGCCTTGCGCGCCATTTCGTCCATGTACGCGCCAAAATCTTCAACGTGACTTGGTATCTCGGTCATGCCGCCAAGTTCTTCTTGAACATCTCTCAGCTTGCGCCAATCAAACCCCTGCATCCTCTTGCTTGGCGGATCTTGGTACTTAGACACCAAATCCATTGCCTTTTTGATGTCAGCCATGTCACTTCCCCTTGGGTTTGAGCGCATCTATAGCAGACTTCCCATCCTTCGTAAATCTGCGTGTTAAGGCAAGGGCCTTTTCAACCGCGCCGCCCAGTTTCTTGCCAAATCTTTTGCGAATTGACGCCATGAAGCTGATGTCTTCGGGCGTGATAAAGTCCTCGGCACCCTCGTGATGGGACAGGTGGGACATGACCCCAATCTTTTGTGGAGCAAAAATAGTGTCCTCGGTGCGGGCCTTGCGGTTATGCTCGCCATGCGGGCCATAATTGAGCCAGCTATTCTGCCCACGGGTTTCAGATGTCATGGCCATGCGGGCAAGCGGCGAGAACATTGAAGCATGTGCGCGCCATGCGTTTTCCTCACCGTCGGCGCGGAACCCTAGCCCTTCTTTTGCGTGGCCGTAATAGTCGTGGATGGCGCGGAACACGTCATTGACGGTCACGGGGATGCCATTCCACGTCTCTCCAGTAAGCTGGAGAAGGGGGTTTTTCTTTGCGTCATCCTCACTGATCGGCTCACCACTTCCATACCCTGAGTAGGTAGGGAATACCCACATGTGGTGGTTCTTGCGAATGTCTTCCGTGGCAAGACGTGGTGATGCTTTGTAAGGATCTTCCTGCTTTCGGGGGTTCCAAAACTCAATATTCAAGCCAGATTTCTTTGCGGCGTGATACTGATCCATCGTTTCCTTAATCATTGCATTGTACGATGCTTTGGTCAGGGGATCATCAGGATTGTCTTCCATGTCGGTATAGTCAGAGGCGATGCGCGCGGCCCGCTTCGGGTCAACCCTAGCGTATTTTGTCGGCGGGCTGTATGACAGCCCTGCCTGCGCCATGTAGTCACGCGCAACTTGCCTGATCCGAGGATCTGCACCCGCCTGAATGACCTGACCCGTCAGAGGGATGACTATTTTTTGGGGGAGTCCCTCAAGAGGTGCTTCGTTCTGTGTTTGAAGAAGGCCAGCGCCTCCTCGTATTCCTCCTGCGTTTGGAAGTTCTCCCGCTTGGGGGCGTGTTGCAGAATTGATGGGTGCATTGCCATTTTCCATTGCTCCGTTTTGGTTATCGTCGTTTATCGATCCGCCGCCAGCCTTTACGGCGCGCGGCTTTCCACTGACAAAATCGTACTTGTGGAGGTTTTCTTGGAACGCCTCCACAGGGTACTTGTTGACCTTCTTGCCAGCATCTTGGTCTTCCATCTCCAGTACAGGGACATGGTTGTTGTAGATGCGCTTTCTTTGCGGGAATGACTCCGCACGGCTGACCGAAAATCCAGTTATCTTCATGGGGGTGGGGTTTTTTGAATGCTTGTAAACAAACGTATCGCCGATCTTGAAGTCGTCAAACTCTCCGTTTGAATGGGCCATTTCATAAGCTTTTTGCGCCTGCTGTTGCCCAGCAGCGATCTTGTCAAAAAGGTTTTGGACTCGATCATCTCCGCCGCCAGAGCCAATATTTCGCAAAGATCGAGCCAGTGAGAGGCTCTCAACATTGCTTCTGCCACTGGTGTCTTGGTTGTCATCGTTCATCGCGCTTCCTCCGTCTGCATAGCCATAACGCTCCTGAGTAAAGGGCTGCGCCCACTCTGGGATGCTGTCCCTGCTGTGAGACGGCCCCCAACCACGGGGGTCGCCAACATCAAAGTGCATGTTGTTATCATAGAAGCCAATACCCCTGAAACCAGCATTCCACGCCTCATCGGCAAGGCGCAGGCGATCCTCATAGGAAAGCTTTGACGTGTCAATGTCGTATGCGTTGCCATGCAGGTGCTGGCTGCCCTTTGCGCCGCCAACCTCTTGGTTCTTCTCTGGGTCGCGGTACGCGCTGACAACGGTGAGGGGCTGCCCCCATGCGTCAGTCAGCTTTCCGTATGCTGCCGCCGCCGCCTCGCTCATGCCTTGAGGCGCGTGACCTTCACTGGCTGCGCTGGGCGATTCCGCTGGGGCATCAGCCTCTGGCTTCTTCTTGAAGCCCTCGACGGTGTCCATCAGAGAGTTCAGGGAGTCGCTGAACTTGCCCACGGTCGCCTGCTGCTGCTGCACTGGCGCGCGCGCAACGGCCAGCCGTGGAACGGTCAGGGACGCCATCGGGACATAGCCCATGACGGGGCCACCCGTGGCTTTGGCGACATCGGGGCTGTCCGATGCCATGTCAAAGACGTTTTCTGGGTGCATTGGGCCGTCAACATTCTCAGCGCCATTCCAGTATCTGACCTCGGCCTTGACCTTTGGGATGCCCATGGAGTGCGCCACGGCCACCCGTGTGTTTCCCTCAAGGAGGTACGGCTGCCCAAAGTGGTTTACGGCCACCACAACCTTGTTACCCTTTTGCTCTGGGTCAAAGCCACCACTCTGCGCGTCGGCTAGCAACGCATCGTATCTAGGATCACCAGTACGGCGCACTTCGTTTTCCAAACCAGTAATGCCCTTCAGGACATTGGTTGGCAAAAACATGCTTGATCTGCCTCCAATTACGCCCGTGGTGGCACCAATCATAAATTTATCGCCTGGGTACTGGGCAGCCCTTGCCCGCTTGCCCTCAAGCCACTCGCCGCCAGGGTTGTCCCTCATAAAGTCGCGCTTTTTCTCAACCTCGCCGCCATTCTCACGGCGGATGCGGGGGTCTGTGGGGTCAAACGCCTCAGCCTCGTTGTGCTTGATCGACCGTGGATCAAACGCCACCACCTCTGAGATGCCATTGGGCAGGTGTTCATGGCCAGTCTTAACGATCACACCATCATGTCCGCGCTTTTGCATCTCCGCCATAAATGGCCTGACGTGGTGAGATTGCAGGTTATCCCAAGGCCTTAGTTCGTTCTTGTCACGCATGATACCCATAGACTGAAGATCACGCAGGGTGCTGTGTGACCTCATGTCATTCGACACATCCCAAACGTATGGGTTCTTCAATGCGGCGTGGAGCGGGCCGATTACGGTGCCGTCTTCGCCGTACTCTTCCGCATTTCCCTTATCGGGCGATAGGTAGTGGCCACGACCAAAGAAGCCAGCGTCACGCGCGCCGAGCTTGGCATCGTCAAACGCCTCAAACTCTTCTGGGTGTGTCGTGCCGTGATACAGGTCAAGCGGTGCGCCGCTTTCGCCTCGAAGGTCTGGGTGAATGCCCTCAAACATGGCGGGGCCACCATCGGCATGGACGGCGCGGGGGACATCAGGCAGGTATTCTGACGGGGCGACTTGGCCGCCCGCGCGGCCCACCGCCGTGGCGTGGCGGGCAAGCTCAAGTGCGCCGCCTTTTGATTTTGGTTGTGCATCGGGGGTCAGCATGTTGACAGAACTGTCACTGTCTATGCCTTTAAACACATCATCAAGCGTTGCCTCTGGGTTTCCATAAGGTCTACGGCCAAGCCTGTACGCTGTTGTTGCGGCTGCTTTAGATGACACCTGACCCATAAGTGATGGGTGATTTTTCATGGCCTCAGCTTGAAGTCTTTGACCAATACCTTGGCCTCTAAATTCTTCGGGTACTTCAAGGTTAATTACGGAGGCTGGGCCGCTTGGCCGTTGAAGGATTTGGATGTACCCACCACTTTTGGGGTGCTTGTAAAACTTGTAAGCCGCACCATCCCCAAAAATATGTGAGGCATCTTGGGTCGATGTTTCAAGGCGGTCGCTCTCGTTTGAGATGCGATTGGCCGTCAGCTTCGCTGCGCGGATTGCCTTGTCTCTGTCCATTTATCGCCCCTGCTTCTTGATCTGCATTGCCAGCTTGACTGCCTCTTGGGCATGGTCACGCTCTTGCATATCACGCTCATGCTGCATTCGGGTAGCGTCATTCATCTGCTCACGATCCATTCGCATCTGCTCGATGCGCAAGTCCTTCTCGCGGTCAAGGTCGCGGTTCTGGTCGTTCATCTGGTCGCGCTGCATGGAGAACTCCATCTGGCGGGCCTTGTTCTGCTCAGCCAGCATCTTGGCTGGGTCTGCCTGCGGCCCCTGTGGCCCCTGCGGTGCGCCCGATTTAGACTGGGCAGACAGCATCGTGGCTTGGGCGCGCAGCGTGTCAGCGTCAGCCTTCTGGTGGGCGATCTTGATTTCCTCAATACCCTTAAGAAGCTCAGGTGGTGGCTGTTTTGCCTGCGCTGGCTTCAGGAATTGCTCAGGGTTCGACCAGCCGATGGCGCGCAGGGCTGCCTTGTCGATGGCTTCCTCGTCGTACATTTGCGGGTTCGCGGCCTGCAACTGCTTCAGGGCCATGATCTTCATCACGCGCTGGGCGTGGCTGGACGTGTTGGGGTCAGCCTGTGGCACCAGTTCCACATCGTTGATGGCCTGAATGAACAAGTCCTCATTCCACTGGACGGTGGGCTTGCGGTTGCGCTGCCAGAAGCTTTCGGGATGCTCGCGGAAACACTTCAGAAGAAGCGAAAACTCCTCAGCCTGCGCGCTGTGCATCCGCTTGTGGACGGCGTTCATGATCTTGGTTGCTTGATCGATCATGGCCAGCGTGGTGCCGACTGGGGCATCTGCGCGGCCCTCGCCAACCTGAGCCTCAGATGTGCCGCCCACACGCATACCAGTCTGCGACATGTTCTCCACCAGTGCCATCAAGGCCTGCGATGGCTCCTTGTACGGCAGGGGCATGATCGCCTGATTGATGGGCATACCACCCGTCTTGATCTGGGCCGACCCACCTGGAGGGATGCGGAAGATGTTGGTGTTCTGGCGTGATCCCGTGTCGCTGATCAGGAACCCTGGGAAGTTGGCGTACATGCCAGCGTCCAGAAGTTCGCGCCACGCTGCGGTGATGGCGTTGGTGGTGTTGCCCAAGATGTGCAGCAGGCCGATGTCGTAGAAGCCCAGACCTGGAACGAAGGTGTACTTGACGAAGTTCGTGCGGGCCTCTGGCAGATCGGCGGTGTCCTGATCAAAGTTGCGGGTGATCGACAGGATTTTGCGCGAAGACACGTCAATGGTGACACGGTACGGGATTTCGAGGCCAGTCACCTTGCCCTTGTACTTGTGTTCGTATCCCTTGATGTCCAGTTCGCAGTAGACTTCGTAAATCTCGCGGTCGCGGTCATCTGGGTTGGACGATGTGGCGGTGACGCCCTGCTGCGCGCTCTTAGCATCCTGAGCGGCATCTGGCGTGACCTCGTTGGGCGTCTCCAATTCGATGTCGCTGTAGATGCCAATGATCTGCAGGCGCGTAACCGTGCTGGGCCGCATGAAGACGCGGTGCGTGACGCGCTTGGCGTTTGACAGGTCGGTGGCGGCGCTGTTCACGATCAGGTTGTCGGCATCCACGCTCTCGCTGACGGGGCGGTTGCGCAGCGGGCAGAAATATACCTTCTTGAACGATGTGCCACCAAAACCCAGCATCAGCAGCATGCGGTCTGTGTCGGGGTAATATTCGCGCGCCGTGCTGGTCAGATAGTGGTTCATGTCCTTCTCAAGGGCGTTGGCAATCTCGTCGCGCTGGGTGGTGCTGCCGTTTGCGTCATCGCGGATTTTGACGGGGCCATCGGTGGGCAGCAATTCAGACCGCGCGTTGGCTTGGAAGCGCAGCACAGCTTCTTGCAGCAGGGGGTGGCGCACCTTCGACATGCCCTCCACGGGCGCACCATCAGCCGCGCCGTTCAGGCCAGGTATCTCGATCTTGAGGCCCAGCAGCTTGATGCCTTGGGCGCGGTCTTCAATCCACTCGCTGCGGCTCTCAAGGTCATCTGACACGCCACGGATGAGGTCATCGGCAATGTTCTGGAGTTCGATGTCATCGATCTCGTCAACAAGGTTGTCGAACCAGCCCTCTGGCGGTGTCTTCTCGTTGTCTGGGTCTTTGATTGGCTTGCCATCCAGTGACAGCGTGATCGACCCATCGCCGTGTTCGATCTTGAGGATAGCACCATCCTGCGAGATTTCTGGAACGTCATCAGGCTCCGCATCGTCATGCTCAACGGTTACATCCATCGGGCCAATGGCGGCATCCGCCTCATCTTCAATCATGCGGATATTAGGGTTCAAGCCTGACATTGTATTCCCTCAAAGGTAATGGCTGCGCCCACATTAGCAGACGGAGCCACGAATATCAACGCGCGATGGCCTCCACGGGGCGGTCAGGCTGGTTCTGGTACTTTCCATCGTACGATGCAAATCTGGATGTCTCATGGAACACCACCTGAGCAATGCCCGCACCCGCTGGGATGCGAAGGTCGCCGCTCCCGTGGTACACAAGCTCAAGCGTCAGGAAACCGCACCAACCGTTCTCGATCACTGTGTTAAATACCGACAAACCCTGTCTCGCCCATGTGGATTTGTCGTGGACGATGCCCACCAGATTGTGTGGCATTTGGAACTCTTCGATGGCACTGGCAATGGTGAAGTCCCCTTGTGAAAATTTACCGTCTACAATTACCCCTGACAGGTATTCTTTATTATTTGGCTTGTAGAAAACAATATCCTGCTTCAGGCGAATGTCGTACCCCGCCTCTGAGAGACCCCAAGAAACGCCGTGTTCGCGGCGCTTCTCATTGATCATGTCCTTGATGGGGGCGCGCTGCAGGAGGTCTGAGCCGTTTATGATCATTTTACTGAAGCCTCCAATTTCTTGATTCGATCCTCATGATCTTTCAGAATTTGATGCAAGCGCAGCCATCCCTGAGTGCTGTCATTTGGATCAAAACCAAGTTCTAACTGAATACCAGTTTGCTCCGCCAGCATGGCTTTGACACGCTCTTGTCGATCTGGATCGACCAAGACCAGACGCGAGCCAGAACGCTCTTTTAGCTTGCGGATTATCTTCCACGGGTTCCAGATCATTGCTTCAGCCCCTCCCGCGCCATTGCGGCCATGCGCTTTACGACTGCGCTACTGGTGGGCTTTTCCTCTGCGGCGATGTTCTTTAAGGCATCGTTGGCGCGGGATAACTTGTTAGAGAAATCCACAGAAAGCTCCATAAACTTATCAGTGCAATCCATCTCATGCTTGATGCGTTCCTCAAGCTTGCGGATTTTCTTCCATGGGTTCCAGATCATTGTTCACTCCTAAAAAATATTTCTGATGTTTCTCAACATACCACTGGGGCAATATCGTCATTAAGTCGCCACGGTTGGGGCGGCTGTACAAGCCAAACTCGCCACGGTAATACTCACGGCACCGCACTCGAAGATCATGAATTATATCGGCAGGATCAACAAGGTGAAATCCTGCGGGCGAACTCAAGGCGATGAGCCTGTCCACGCCGTTCGGTATTCCCCACCCAGCCTGCGGCATGGGCCTGTTGACCGTGCGCAGTTCCCACCACATCGTATAGTCAACGGGGCCACCTCGGTACAGGCGCTTTGGGGCTTTGACATCCACCCTGCCGAACTCAGCATCAAGCAAGTCCCAATGCTCATTCATGTTTTCATCGGCAGTTGCCCGCCGCAAGATGAGGTCGCCGCGAAGTTCAGAAAACATAATTTCCGCGCCGACCCCGCAAATCATTTGTCACCCCCGAACAGAACCCCAAACACAGCGGTGATCGGCCAGAACACAATGACCAAAATCGCAACAGAAACGTGGCCTTCTTTCATGGTGGGGAACGTGTCGTGGACGGATTCAACGACAAAGTCGAAGTCATTGACGAACCAGATCACGGGGATCAGGTACAGCGTCATCGCGGCAACCATCCAAAGTTCCATTATTCATCTCCTATAATTTCAGTTTCAATAACCTCGTCAAAGCCAGACACCTCCTCGGCCTCAATCTCCGCGCTAAGTTGGTCGATAGCCTTAACCGTCACAACCTTTGTTTCAAGTGAGGGGGCGTGATACCCCGTCACCCGCACTTTGAAGGTTTCCTTGACCCAGTGGCCCTCACGCTTCAGAACCGCCTCAGCCTTGCCGTGGGGCAGATCGATCAATTCTTTAGGGTTGATCATTCTGATGCTCCTCAACAAAACGGCGGATGCCCTCCATGGCCATTGCCGTCTCGTCCTCGCCTTCGATCACGTATTCGCGTGTGATCCCGCTGTGTTGGCCAACACCAACCACGGTCACGACATTGCCATCAATGACTGCGTTGCATAGAACTCTCATCGTCATCCTCCTCGCGCTTTGCTTCAATTACTTCAGTGGCAATTTCCCAGATCATCGCAAAGACATCGAGCATGAGGTCAGCCTCACGCCCTTCCTTTGCGGAAGTGACCGCCAAAATCGTCATAACCCTAGCCAGCACCTCAATTGCATCGTACGGCGCAAGTTCCAAGTTGAGACACGTCTTGGTCACAAGCATAGACACCTTCATCGCCAGTTCTGTTTTCTTCTCGTCATCGGTCATTTTTTCATCCCCTCGATCATTCTCACGCCGTGGCGTGTTGTCAGCATTGACGCAGACATTATCGCACCGAACTCAAGTCCCTCCTTGGCAGAAGAGAGTGTCAGGGCCGCAAGTGCTGCGGCCACAGCGTCGATTGCATCGAACAGTTCAATATCTGAACCTTTAATATGCTGATGAATCAGATCAGCAATCTTATCTGCAAGATCAATCTTGCTCATAATTTTAATCCTCATGCGTTGTAGAGCGGCACATCTCCATTCCCATGGAACACCTTGCTGCTCTCGATTTCAGCCATTCGTTCTGCGGCTCGTGTGAGCATACCCACATCTCGCAGATGTTTCAAGGCCATACTTACAGTATCGACAAGATCGTCGTGTTTTCCGCGCGGGAACGATGAGGTCTGCCTGATCACCATCTCGGCCCAGTCCTTGTTGGGCGCATACACCATACCCTCACTGAAGATGTGCTGCACCGAGTACAGGCGGGCCACCTTGTCGAGGGTCTTGGGGTCGTACATCTGGACAACGAAGTCCTCATTGCCGAACAGTCGCCGCATCTCCTGCGCCACTGAATGGCCAGCCGCCTTGTTTTCAATCAGCAGCACGTCAACCTTCATCCGCTTGCAGATGTCGGCCACCTTGTTGGTGAGGTCGTGGACTTCGAGCTTGTCCTGCCACGCATACATCATCATGGCCTTCGGCACAGGGCCGAGGGATGAGGACTGAATGCTGCGGGTCACGTCCATCGGCCTGCCGTACCTGTCAACCATCCTCGTCGCCGCAGAGTCCGAACTGCCACCGAACACGCCCCAGACCGTCAGCGCGCTGGGGTCGTTCTCGGCCTTGGTCGTGTAGGCGGTGTCCAGCGATGCCACGATGTACTCGATGGGTGGATACTCAGGCCGATCCCATAGCTGCCACCACGCGTCCTGTACGATGCCGCCGCCGCGAGGCTCAGGGCTTTGCGCATACTGGCCAGCGGTCGCGTATGGCCCCATGGCGGCCTCGTCGCGGTCAACCACATGCTCAGGGAAGCGGTCAGGGAACAGAAGCTCGCCATCCTCCTCGCGGGGGTCTTCGTAGCCCAGCATCGTTGGCTGCGCGCGCAGGGGGTCGTACCGCATCGGCAGCATGATGTGGTCATAGCCCATGCCACCCGCATCAAGGATAACGCCAGACACGTCCAGTTCGTGCAGGCGCTGCATCACCACCACAATGGCAGACTTGTCGGGGTTGTTGAGGCGCGAGGTCACGGCTTCCTTAAACAGGTTGGTGACAGCCATACGCTTGGCATCCGAGTTTGCGTCATCCACGCTGTGGGGATCATCAACTATAACGCGATCACCCCTATACCCCGTCAACCCAGAGAAGGCGCAGGCCTGCCGTGAGCCTGTCGCGGTGGTTTCAAACTTGCCCTTGGCGTTCTGGTCGCCCACCAGCTTAACGATGTCACCCCAGTGGCCCTGATACCACTCGCTGCTGACCAGTCGCCTCATGCGCAAGCTGTCACGCAGGGCCAGTTCCAGCGAGTGCGAGGCGCAGACATACCGCATAGACGGCATATTCTGCGGCCCCCACTCCCACGCTGGCCAGAACACCCCAACAAGCAGGGACTTCATCGTGCCAGGTGGGACGTTGATGAGCAGGCGGTTGTAGTAAGTATCATCGTCCAGCATCTCGCCGCGCGTGATGGCTTCGAGGTGTGCGCAGATGAAGTCGATGTGCCAGCCGTGAACATATGGCTGTTCGGGTTCGATCACATGCCATGCCGCTTTGACAAACTCAGCCAGTGACAATTCGCATTTTCGTTTTTCAATAATTTTACGTTGCGCCATTGCGTCGATTGCATATGGCAGCTTGATCACGCCCACAGCAGTTCCACCTCATTGCTGTCATCATCGAACACACCGCAGCACATCTTGGACATGCCTGCGTCGAGGCAAATGCGGCTCTGGCCGATGAACACACCTGGGGTGTGGCCATGAACCACGGTCATCCCACGGTAGCCGACATCATCGCCCTCTGGATAGCGGTACCACTGGGTCATGCTTTCTGGCTGATCCTCCAGATCGTAGGATGGGTCAACGGCTGCGTGGACATAGACGCGCTTTGCATCGCTGTGGGTGGTAGGAAGGTCACAGAACCACTCCACGTCATGCATAAACGCATCCACGTCTGTCTCACCAGTCAGGGGGTGCTGATATGACATGAGGGTTGCCGCGCCGCCGTTGGCCAGCCAGTTTCTGGGGTCGATAGCTCCGACCATGTCCTCGTGATTGCCGCGCAGGCACACGGTGTTAGGCAGCGAGCGCACCAACGCCACCACCTCACGGCTCTGGCTGCCGCGATCCACGTAGTCACCGAGGAACACGATCTTCGCGCCCTCTGGTATCTGCGCCAGTAGCGCCTTGAGCTGCTCAAGCCTGCCGTGGATGTCAGTTATCACATATGTCTTAGACATCGGACAGCACCTTCTCCAGCATCTCCAATTCCTCAAGAGACAGACGCGACACGTCGATGGTGTTCTGCACCTTGATGGGCGCGTCTTCAACGCCGCCGATGAAGGTCTTCTCGCCGTATTTCTTGGGGTTCATGCGGCCCAGCGCCCACTTGCGCGTGTCAACCCGCAGCCTGCTGCGCTGAACATGCTCGCCGTTCAAGGCAAACGATGTCGGATCATCGGCGTTTTTCAGCATGTAATCGTTGCTGCCATCATCCGCGATGTTGAGCGTCTCCTCGAACATCGCATCGGCCCGCATTTGCGTGGCGAGCGCGTACTGTGATGTTCGATCAGGGTTTGTCCTCAAAATCTTCATCAAAGTGCTAATAGCGGGCATGTGATCATCCTTGCAGATGGATCGGACGCTCTCGCCATTCACCATCCGCTCGCAGA